ATCAACGTTCGCCGTCTATTCATCGTACTAGAGAAAGCGATTTCTACTGCTGCTGAATTTGCTCTGTTTGAATTCAACGACGAGTTTACTCGTGCGCAATTCAAGAACCTAGTTGAGCCATATCTACGCGAAGTACAAGGTCGCCAAGGCATTACCGATTTCAAAGTAATCTGTGATACCACTAACAACACTGGTGATGTAATTGATCGTAACGAATTTGTTGGTGACATCTACATCAAGCCAGCTCGTTCGATTAACTTCATCCAGTTGAATTTTATCGCTGTACGCTCTGGTGTTGAGTTTAACGAAATCGTTCAAGGAGCATAAGAAATGGCATTTAATGTAAATGAAATTAGACAAAACATGATTGGTGACGGTGCTCGTCCGTCACTATTCGAAGTAACAATGGTCAACCCTATCTCTAGAGTTGGCGATGAAACACTTCGTTACATGGTTCGTGCTGCTCAATTACCAGCTTCTAATCTTGGTCTAATCGAAATTCCTTATTTCGGTCGCCGTATTAAAGTTGCTGGTAGCAGAACTTTTGATAACTGGTCTGTAACTGTCATGAACGACGAAAACTTTGCAGTTCGTCGTGCCATGGAAGCATGGTCTTCAGCTATCAACAGCAATCAAACCAACCTAAGAAGCGTCCCTAACTATCGCACAACTGCTGATGTTATTCAGTATGCTAAGGATGGTTCGGAACTACGTCGCTATCAATTCGTAAACATCTTCCCACTTTCAATTTCTGCAATAGAACTAAGCTGGTTAGACGGCGATGCGGTTGAAGAATACACTGTAGAATTCGCATTCGACTACTGGACTGTAGCCGATAGCGAAATTATCCAGTAAAAATGACTTGATTTGGAACGCTACATATAATGTGTAGCGTTCCTTCCAGTCGGAGAAAAATATAATGGCTCAGTTGTTTGGTTTTGAAATCGTAAGAAAGAAAGAAGCAGAAGAGAAGGCGCAACCTGATCGCTTAGTAACATTTGCACCCGAAATTAAAGATGACGGTGCGGTTGTTGTAGCGGAAGGTGGCGTCTTTGGCACATACTTAGATCTTGAAGGTTCAGCTCGTACTGAATCAGATCTAGTTGCCAAGTATCGCGAGATGTCACTTCAACCAGAAGTTGAATCCGCGATTGATGATATTGTAAATGAGTTCGTATCATACGACTCAGATTATAAATTAGTTGATATCAACCTAGACGATCTAGAGTTTGGTAACAAAGTAAAAGATAAGATTCGCGAAGAGTTTAAGAACATCGTTCAGTTGTTAGACTTTAATAACAGTGGCTACGAAATCGTTCGTCGTTGGTATATTGATGGTAGACTATACTATCATGCGATTATTGACGTACAGAACCCACGCGAAGGCATTCAAGAAATTCGTTATATCGATCCGCGCAAGATCCGTAAGATCCGCGAGATTAAAAGAGTTCGTAGAAACTCACAAGCATCAACTGCAGGTCAGCAAGTTCATACAACAGAAACTAAACAAGAATACTACATGTATTCTGAGCGTGGTTTCTCTGGCGGTACTCGTGCTGGCGTAAGCACAACAAGTTATCAACCAGCTGCTGCTGGCTCAACTGGTATTCGTATTGCTACTGATTCTATTATCCATGTGACATCTGGTCTAATGGATGCTTCCAATCAAATGGTACTTTCGTATCTACATAAAGCAATCAAGCCACTCAACCAACTACGCACACTAGAAGACGCAACAGTAATCTATCGTATTTCGCGTGCTCCTGAGCGTCGTATCTTCTACATTGACGTCGGTAATCTGCCAAAGATCAAAGCAGAACAATATCTTCGCGACATGATGGTTCGTCACAAGAACCGTCTGGTGTACGATGCTACAACTGGTGACATCCGCGACGACCGTAAGTTTATGACGATGCTAGAAGACTTCTGGCTTCCACGTCGCGAAGGTGGTAAGGGTACAGAAATTACTACACTTCCTGGCGGTCAGAACCTTGGCGAAATCGACGATGTTCTATACTTCCAGAAGAAAATGTACAAGTCGCTTGGTGTTCCAGTTTCTCGTCTAGAAAGCGAGGGTGGATTTAATCTTGGTCGTGCTGCTGAGATTACTCGTGATGAGTTGAAGTTCGGCAAGTTCATCGACCGTATGCGCATGCGCTTCTCTAATCTATTCAAAGAAGCATTAAAGAAACAATTGATTCTCAAGGGAGTTATTTCTGAAGAAGAATCAAATGAAATCTTTAGCAATATTCGTTTTGACTTTATGCGCGATGGTTACTTTACAGAATTGAAAGAAGCTGAAATCTTAACAAATCGTTTAGCGTTGGCTCAGTCAATGGAACAATATGTCGGTAAGTATTACTCTCACCAATATATGCGTACTAAAGTTCTACATCAATCAGAAGAAGAAATGGATCAGATTGATAAACAGATGGGCGAAGAGCATCAGGCTAATATCAAACTACAACAAGCATTAATTGACGCTGGACAGAATCCAAGTGCACCTCCTGGAGCTGACCAGCAAGGCGAGCAAGAACCGTCACCAGAACAACAATAAGTTGAATAATTTACTAAATATAGTGTTACTTTAATAAAGGAAACCCCATGAAAGACATCAAAGAATTAATTTATGCAGCGGTTGAAGAGAATGCAGTCAAGTTCCAAGAACTTGTAAACGCTCAGCTTCAAGTCCGCGCATACGATGCAATTGAAGCTCTTCGTCCTGAAATCGGCGCTTCTATGTTTGGCGAAGCCAAGAAAATGGAAGACGACGAAGAAGAAATGGAAGACGAGGATGAAGACGAAGAAATGGAAGACGAAGAAGAAATGGACGATAAAAAGAAGTCCATGAAAGAAGCTCTTCATTCTAACCAACAAAAGATTGATGTTGTCGACGACGAAAAGATCGACGCTAAAGATTTTGCTAAACTTCGTAAAATGAAGAAAGGCAACGTACAAGAAGTAGCAATGCCAAAAAATGCATCCGACTGGCAAGCACTAATCACTCATCAAGTTAAGACGGTCGGTCATCCAGTTGCAACTGATGCTCAGTTCCGTGCTACTCATGGTAAAGACACTAGCAAAATTGCAAGTCTAGAACCAGGAGAAGATAAGCTACAATACGCAACTGCTCAAGGCGGAACCGTAAAACAATGAAATCATTTTCTGAATTCATGACCGAAGCTGCATTCTTGATGCGCAAGACAGGCGAAAACCTTGTCACGCAAAAGAACAAGTCAGGTCGCGCAGGATTTCCTGGCGGATTCGGCAAACATGAAAAAGTAAACGTCGGTGGTGAGTTGGGTTCTAGCAATCCAACTCGTCATGCCAAAGCATTCGGCGGACTAAAGAAATTAATGCGCGATCGCGTTGAAGCTAAAGATGCTGTAAAGCAAATCTCTAAGCATGTCGACCACAAACCATTAAATGATGAGATCGGAGCGATCGCAAGCGATAAACCAAACTCAGATGTACGCAATGTTATTAAACATCACTTGCGTAAAGCTGGTATGAAAAATACACATTTGCTGTAAGGAACTAATATGCCAATCTATATCAATCAGCCAAGAGGCAAACTTGTAACTAGAATTGCTGCCAATTCAACTAATGGTGGCGTCGAAACAATCACTCTTGCCAGTGCTAATACTTCTGCTGAAGAAACTGTAAATGCTCTGCAAATCAGTAAAGTTTACTGGTCTGGCAATGTTGTTATCGGTCGAGGTAATGCTGGCGCAACTACTTTGTTTAATTTAACAGGTGGCGGTAATTGGGATTTTGATGTTGCTGGTATTACACAAACTGAACAACCAACTACCAACGTTGTTATCACCTATGCTAATAACGCTACGGTGTATGTTGAATTGAAAAAACAATCGACACTAGCATAAGGAATAAGAAATGAAACTTATTACCGAAACAATTGAAGATCTAGAGATTATTACCGAAGCTAATGAAAATGGCGGTAAAAATCTTTTTATTACTGGTCCGTTTCTTCAAGCTGAAGTAGTAAATAGAAATGGTCGTAAATATCCTTCAGCTGTAATGGAGCGCGAAGTTGCTCGCTACATGAAAGAAGCTGTTGGTACCAATCGCGCTTTGGGCGAATTAGGTCATCCTGCTGGTCCTACAATCAATCTAGATCGTGTTTCACACATGATTGTTGATTTACAGAAAGAAGGAAACAACTATATCGGCAAAGCCAAAATATTAGATACACCTATGGGTAACATCGCTAAGAATTTAATCAATTCTGGTGTTAAACTTGGTGTCTCTTCACGTGGCATGGGTTCGTTGAAACCAAGAAATGGTATTAACGAAGTCCAAGATGACTTTTATCTTGCAACTGCCGCAGATATTGTAGCGGATCCTTCAGCTCCAGATGCTTTCGTAAACGGAATCATGGAAGGAGTAGAATGGGTTTGGGACAACGGACTTCTCAAAGCTCAACAGTTAGAGAGTTACAAAGCACAAGTCAACAAAGCTGCTTCTTCCGCAAACAAGAAAAAGCTAGAAGAAACCGTCCTGAAAGTTTGGAACGATTTCCTTCTAAAGATTTGATTTTATAAATAATAAACTAAAGCAATCCACGCAGGAGAGTAAAGATGAGTAATAACGAAAACGAAATCTTGGAAGGCGACGATCTTCTAGAGTTTCAGGCATCGTATGGCGTCGACGCCATGATTCCTGAACCAGTCGCAACCAAAGATAATTCGCGACCAGCTGACAAGAAGGATGGCAAAGATGCCATGCCTACTCTAAGCAAGTCGGGCATTATCGCCGATATCGTCAAAGCAGCATACGATATGCCAGTTAAAAAATTGGCACAATTCCATGCTGGTATGGCAAATCAAGGCACACTAAAAGCTGGTTCGAAGCAACAAGACCCAATGCCAAAGTTGAATAATCCTGGCGGTCTGGGCGAAGACGTTGCTGCTATTTTCCAAGGTGCAGAACTTTCGGAAGAATTCAAAGACAAAGCTACAACTATCTTTGAAGCAGCTGTACACGCTCGCACTATCGAATACAAAGCGCAACTTGACGAACAGTATGAAGCTCAATTAGCTGAAGCTGTAGAAGCAGTTGCTGACGAATTGACCGAGAAAGTAAACAGCTACCTAAACTACGTTGTTGAACAATGGGTCGAAGATAACAAACTTGCTATTGAATCAGGTCTACGCACCGAAGTCATGGAAAGTTTCCTCGCTGGTATGCGCGAAGTTTTTGTCGAGCATTACGTCGAGATCCCTGAAGACAAAGTAAATGTCGTTGAGTCTATGGACGCTCGCATTGCTGAGTTGGAAGAAAAGCTGAATGAGCAAATCAACCTGAATTTAGAAATTGCTGAACAAGTAGCGTCTTATCAGGCTGAGCAGGCATTCGCTGAAGTTGCTGAAGGTCTTACCGATACTCAGAAAGAAAAACTAGCTACCCTTGCTGAAAGCATCGATGCCAGTTCTGTTAAAGAGTATGCTGAGAAACTAAGCATTATCAAAGAATCCTATCTGTCTGTTAAGAAAGAGTCACAAGCTCAACAGCAGCTTACGGAAGAAGTTGAAGTCGTGCAAGAAGAAACAGCTAAGAAATCTGGTGATCCAACGATCAACAAATACGTAGCTGCTATTTCGCGTACCGTCAAGAACTGATTATTATAAATAACTATACCAATTCCTATTTCAAAGGACAGGAGAATAAAGATGTATCTTAACGAAGAAATCCAAACCAAGTGGGCACCAGTTCTAGAACACGCTGATTTGTCACCAATTAAAGACTCACACCGTCGTTCTGTAACTGCTCAGTTGCTAGAAAACACCGAGAAGGCTCTCCGTGAAAACGGTGGCTTCGCTCCACGCTCATTGCTAGAAACCAATGCTGCTGGCGGTCCAACCAACTCCATGAACTCATATTCGCCAAGCGAAATCGACACTTACGATCCAGTTCTAATTTCGTTAGTCCGTCGTGCAATGCCAAACCTAGTTGCCTATGACATCTGCGGCGTCCAGCCAATGACAGGTCCAACTGGCTTGATCTTTGCTATGCGTTCGCACTATGCCAACCAGCAAGGTACAGAAGCTTTCTACAACGAAGCTAATACCGAGTTCGGTGGTACAACTACTGCTGCTGCTAACTCCGTCGGTCTAAACGACGTTGGTACAGTTCCAGGCGTCTCAAACAACGCAGGAACAAACACCTATAACTTCACAGCTGGTCTAACAACTGCCCAAGCTGAATCGCTAGGTAACAGCACTCAAGCTTTTGCTGAAATGGCTTTCTCGATCGACAAGGTTTCTGTAACTGCCAAGTCGCGCGCTCTAAAAGCTGACTACTCGATGGAACTTGCTCAAGATCTTAAAGCTATTCATGGTCTTGACGCTGAAACCGAACTAGCCAACATCCTTTCGGCTGAAATTCTTGCTGAAATCAACCGCGAAATCATCCGTACTATCAACGTAACAGCTACAATCGGCGGTACTTCAATCGTATCTCCATTCACTGCTGCTGACGGTGTAACTACTGCTGGTCGTTTCAACCTAGACGTCGACTCTAACGGTCGTTGGTCAGTTGAAAAGTTCAAGGGTCTAATGTTCCAAATCGAGCGCGAAGCTAATGCTATCGCAAAACGTACTCGTCGTGGTAAGGGTAACATCCTAATCTGCTCGTCAGATGTGGCTTCTGCTCTTCAAATGGCTGGCGTTCTTGATTACACCCCAGCTCTTAACAGCAACAACCTACAAGTTGATGATACTGGCGCTACTTTCGCTGGCGTTCTAAACGGTCGCATCAAAGTTTACATCGATCCATACACCACTGGTAACTACCTAACTATGGGTTACAAAGGTGCTTCTGCGTTCGATGCTGGTCTATTCTACTGCCCATACGTTCCTCTACAAATGGTTCGTGCGGTTGGTGAAGATACCTTCCAGCCAAAAATCGGCTTCAAGACCCGTTATGGCGTCGTAGCAAATCCATTCTCACGTGGTGCTACTGCTTCGGACGGTACATTGATCCAAGACTCCAACGTTTACTACCGTCGTCTAATCGTAGACAACCTAATGTAATCTTGGTTGATACAAACTTAAAAGCCACCTTCGGGTGGCTTTTTTGTTACCTAAATAATAGGTGCTATCTGGGAAACTACTATGAGCGTCGTAAACGAACCTACAAATAAAAACTTTCTGTCACCTCTCGGCTTTTCGTTTTCCGTAAAGAGATTGCCGACTGTCAACTTCTTTGTAACTAGGGTTTCACTTCCTGGTGTATCATTAGGTACAGCAGAAACTCCTACTCCGTTTATTACTATTCCTAGACCAGGAAGATTGCAGTTTAGCGAACTACAAGTTACATTTAAGGTCGACGAAGACATGAAAAACTATAAAGAGATTTATGGTTGGATGACTGCTCTTGGTCGCGTAGATGGATTTGAATCATATTCATCAATTGCTGCTGCAGAGAAAACTAGCGGAGCTGGTATTTACTCTGATGGTATGCTTGGTATTTTAACTTCTGCGATGAATCCAAATATACTTGTGACATTTGCTAATATGTTTCCTACTTCTATTTCTGATTTAGAATTTAATTCACAATTAGCTGACGTAGAGTATCTTGAAGCGACTGCTACATTTAGATTCCAGTCATTCAAACTAGAAGACGCATAATTTTACTAATTCGCTATTGTAGCGTATAATATGATGGAGTACTCTCCATCTATGGATATATCATGAAACTTGAAGAAATTTTTGAAATGTGGGCTAAAGACAGCGACATCGATCGTACCGAACTTGGTAAGGAATCGCTGAGAATCGCAAAACTCCACTATAACTATTACCGCATCTTCTCTAACGAGCGTCTGCTGCTCAAGAAGATGGAAACTGAACACAAGCAACTTTACAAAGATAAAGCTGAATGGTTCAACGGAATCATGGAACCAGACCGTCTAAAAGAACTTGGCTGGGAACCCAACTATCTAAAAATTATGAAATCGGAACTACCGATGCATATTGACTCAGACTCAGACATAATCAAAAGCACATTAAAGATCGCCGTTCAACAAGAGAAAGTTGATGTGTTGGAATCAATCATCAAATCACTAAATGGTCGTGGCTATAATATCAAGTCAGCTATTGACTGGGAAAAGTTTAAGACAGGCATGTAATGAGTAAGATTACCTTAGAACCAATCGACGAAGCGTTCATTCGATTCAACTGCGAGGCATGGCTTGCGCAGGAATTGTCAGACCACTTTACGTTCATGGTTCCAGGTGCTCAGTTTATGCCAGCTGTTCGTAACAAAGTCTGGGATGGTAAAATAAGATTAGCCAACCTAATGACCAAGTCAATCTACAAAGGATTGATTCCTTATATCGTAAAGTTCGCACAAGACCGCGACTACGAAATAGAAATACATAAAGACTTGCACGTAACAAGTGACGAAACCGACGAGGACTTTGATAAGTTTATCGCTTCG